TGACAAAGCTCTAGATACTTTAAGTGGTAAAGCGTATGCTGAAAAAGTTGAAATAAAATATAGACCCGAAGACGAAAAGCCTGAAAATCCATTTGATGGTGGTGGCCCAGGTAAAAAACGTGTTCCGTTCGGACACGTAGAACCAAAAGGCAAAGGTCGTCAAAATCCTGAAAAAACTACAAAGTACGTTTCAATTGATAATGAAAATATAATGGACTTTTTACGCCGTAAAGAACGTTACAAACCTCTTGCTAAAAAAATATTGCAAACATATAGGCCTGAGCCAATGAAACAAGGTGTAAAGAAATTTAGTTTTGTTATGGAGCCTGACTTGTTGAGCAAGTTCCGTGACTGGGTACAGAGTGAAAGCAGCACAAGAATGTTTGGCCCAACACTTGTAATGTTAGATAAAGGTAAATCATTTACAGAAACAGAACTAACAAACGAAGGCCTTGGTAGTATGGCCGATATTGTAGAGCGTGATCATGAAGTACAAATGGCAAGAGCCGACTTGTACAAACTTGCAAAATATGCTATTAAGCTACACGAAATGTTGAAGCATGTGAGTGAAGCTGAAGGTATGGAAGGTTGGCAACAATCTAAAATTACCAAAGCAGCTGATTATATTAGTTCTGTTTATCATAGTATAGATTATGATCAATCAAGTATGTCAGAATCTAAAAAAACACCACTAGTTACTATGAGTGAATCTAATATATCTGCATATAAAACCAAGTTATCTAAAAAATTAAAAAAACTACAATAACTGTCAATGTTAGCGCCTAACATGTAACTATTATGTAAATACGTCAAGTATTAAGGAGCATATAATGGTAAGTAAGATAAGTGATTTGAGTCTGCATGATTTGTCAGTATTGGATAAATTAATTGTTGAAGCGTTTAACCAAGAATATAATAGTTCAACATTTAATAGTGTTAAGTCAATTTCATCGCCAAGGCATGCAAAACTTAATCAATTAAGACGCATAAAAGATGCTGTCGACAGTCAAAAACGATCTGTAATAACTGCAACCGAAAAATGGTAGTATAAATAATGCATGGAAGATAGTGCCGAAGATCATGTATGGCGTAATATTGATGCTAACGAACTGTGGGCATTAGACAAACTAATACTGTCTCGTAAATTAGGATACAATTGTGGACCTACTGGTTTAGATGTTCCAGTAGCTGGTGTCTATATTGTACGACCATGTGTTAATATGCTAGGATTAGGTCTAGGCGCACAGCAAGTATGGCTAGATAAAGAAACAATGCATCTGCCTATTGGACATTTTTGGTGTGAATGGTTTGAAGGAATACATCTAAGTGTTGATTATCATTACGGCGTACAGCAGTTGTGTGTCGAAGGCCACAAAGAATCAGATACATTTATTCATTGGGATAAATGGGTACGCACCAATGATGATATTCCATTACCATTTGAACTACGTACATTTGCACATCATAAATGGATTAATGTTGAATACATAGATAACAAAGTAATAGAAATTCACTTTAGACATAATGAAGACTTTGATGGCAACATTGATGAATTTATACCAGTATGGGAAGGAGAATGTATAATTCCTCCTTCAGGATATACATATAGAGATTATCCAGACATACACGGACGTATTGGTGCGTTTGTTAAATAAAAACATTGACAGTTACTGATCTATGTTATATAATTAATTTAAACTAATGGAGGAACTATATGAGCGACCGTGTATATGGCGTCGACGAAAAGGCAAAACTTGAAAGACTTGTAAGCGAAGCAGTTAGCGTAATGCAAGAAGTAGAGGATTTACAATCCTCTTTAAAAGATACTGTTAAGGCTGTAGCCGAAGAACTAAATATTAAACCTAGTTTGATCAACAAAGCAATTAAAGTTGCACAAAAACGTGATTGGAATAGAGTAAAAGATGAATTTGACGATCTTGAGACTATTGTTGCAACAGTCGGTTACGATTCTGACGCATAATTAATAAGTATTTAGGAGAGTAAATGGCATACGTCGATGGTTATTTTGACAGAGACTCTGATATTATTAGAGTAGTTGAACGTAAAGACGGTAAGAGATTGTACCGAGAATACCAATCTAAATATACATTTTACTATAAAGATGTTAAAGGAAAGTATAAGAGTATCTATGGCGATCCTCTAACACGGGTAGTGTGTAAGAATACTAAAGACTTTCGTAAAGAAGTTGCAATTAATAGAGATAAAGAATTATTTGAAAGCGACATTAATCCTATATTTCAATGTTTAAGTGAAAACTATCTTAATCAAGATGCACCAAAGTTAAACATTTGTTTTTTTGATATCGAAACTGATTTTGATCCAGAGAGAGGCTTTGCTGATCCTAGTGATCCTTTTATGCCAATTACTTCAATATCAGTTTATCTACAATGGTTAGAAACAATGATATGCTTGGCTGTACCGCCAAAGACCCTTACAATGGATCAAGCTAAATCTGAACTCGAAGGTATTGATAATGTAATGCTATTTGAAAAAGAAAGTGAAATGATTGACACTTTCTTAACACTAATTGAAGATGCTGATATTTTATCAGGGTGGAACAGCGAAGGTTATGATATTCCATATACTGTAAACAGAACTAGTCGTGTACTTAGTAAAGATGATACAAGACGATTTTGTCTATGGGGGCAATTGCCTAGAAAAAGAGAATACGAAAAATACGGCAAGACCAGTCAAACATTTGATTTAGTCGGGCGTGTACACTTAGACAGTTTGAACTTGTATCGTAAATACACATACGAAGAGCGGCATACATATAGACTTGATGCTATTGGCGAAGTTGAAGTTGGTGAAAATAAGGTCCCATACGAAGGTACGTTAGATTCATTATACAACAATGACTTTAGAAAGTTTATTAAATATAACATCCAAGATACTGCATTACTTGACAAACTAGATAAGAAGCTACGTTTTATTGATTTAAGTAATGAGCTTGCTCATGCAAATACTGTGTTGCTGCAAACAACTATGGGCGCGGTTGCTGTTACAGAACAGGCTATTGTTAATGAGTCACACTATCGCGGATTGCAAGTTCCTAATCGTAAAAAACGTGACGATGAAGCTACTCAGGCAGCAGGCGCATATGTTGCATTTCCAAAGAAGGGCTTGCACAAATGGGTTGCGTCTATGGATTTGAACTCACTATATCCTAGTGTAATTCGTGCATTAAATATGGCGCCCGAAACAGTTATAGGACAAATACGTCCAGAAATAAGTAATGCTCGTGTACACGAAGACATGACTCTTAAGAAAAAATCGTTTGCAGGTAGTTGGGAAGGACGCTTTGCTACTGAGGAATACGAAGCAGTTATGGAAAAGCGTAAGGACATTGCACTTACTGTTGAGTTCGAAAATGGCAATACTGAAGTATTAAGTGGTGCAGAAATATATAATGCAATATTTGACAGTAATCAACCGTGGATGCTAAGTGCAAATGGAACAATATTTACAACAGAATTTGAAGGTGTTATTCCTGGACTACTAAAGCGTTGGTACAGCGAACGTAAAGACTTGCAGAAGATGTTGAAGAAAGCAAAAGACGCAGGTAACACAGCAGAAATTGAATATTGGGATAAACGACAACTAGTTAAGAAGATTAATTTAAACAGTTTGTATGGTGCTATTCTTAATCCAGGTTGTAGATTCTTTGACAAGCGCATTGGACAAAGTACAACACTAACTGGTCGTACCATTGTTAAGCATATGAGTGCAGAAGTTAATAAGACTATCACAGGCGAATATGACCATGTAGGCAAAGCAATGATATATGGCGATACTGACTCTTGTTACTTTAGTGCATACCCTACACTCAAAGATGATATTGATGCTGGAAAGATTCCTTGGTCTAAAGACAATGTAATTACATTATATGATCAAGTATGCGAAGCTGCTAATACTACTTTTCCAAGTTTTATGCTACGAGCATTTCATTGTCCAAAAAGTCGTAGTGATGTTATTGCAGCAGCTAGAGAAATTGTTGCACAGAGTGGACTATATATTACTAAGAAACGTTATGCAGCATTGGTATACGACATTGAAGGATTTCGCAGCGATACAGACGGAAAACAAGGTAAAGTAAAAGCAATGGGGTTAGATTTACGTAGGTCAGATACGCCTGTGTTTATGCAAGAATTTCTAAGTGAACTTTTACTTATGGTACTTACTGATGCTAAACAAGCCGATGTACTTGAGAGAATTACACAATTTAGACTAGAGTTTAATGAACGTCCAGGATGGGAGAAAGGTTCTCCCAAACGTGCAAACAAAGTTGGACACTACCGTCGACTAGAAGAAAAGCAAGGCAAAGCAAACATGCCTGGGCATGTACGAGCAAGTATTAACTGGAATACACTTAAACGCATGAACGGAGACAAGTACTCACAAGAAATCGTCGACGGTATGAAAGTTATTGTTTGTAAATTAAAACAAAACCCACTAGGCTATACTAGTGTTGCTTATCCTACAGATGAGTTACGCATGCCTGAATGGTTTAAAGAACTTCCATTCGACGATACTGCTATGGCCGAAGTTATCATTGATAACAAATTAGACAATCTAATTGGAGTTCTTAACTATCCACTAGAAGATACTAAAAGACATAATACTTTTTCAAGCTTATTTGATTTTGGAGATTAAAATGAAGGTAGGATTTACAGCCTCAACATTTGATTTACTTCATGCTGGACATATTAGTATGTTACGTGAAGCTAAATCACAATGTGAACACTTGATATGCGGATTGCAAATAGATCCATCCGTTGACCGAAAAGAAAAAAATGCACCTATACAAACTGTAGTGGAACGCTACACCCAGCTTGCTGCTGTAAGATATGTTGATGAAATTATATGCTATGCTACAGAGTCAGACTTAATTGATATTTTACAAATGTATCCAATTAATGTTCGTATTCTAGGCGACGAATATAAAAATAAAGATTTTACTGGAAAAGATGCTTGTCAAAAGTTAGGAATAGAATTGTATTTTAATCATCGTAATCATCGATTTTCATCAACTGATTTAAGAGACCGTGTTTGTAAGAAAAACACTTGACTTTATATAAAATATGTAATATAATAAAAGAGATATAGGAGAACATCATGATCGACATACTAAAAGATATTGTAGCACATACGCATTCTTTAGGATTTATTACAACGTTAAAAGTAACTACTGACAAAGATACTAATATTGAATCAATGGCAGATGATAGAAGCGTAATTCTATCTGCAACAGCACATAGTAATGTAGCTGAGTTTAGTGGTACATTTGGAATGCCTGACCTAGGAAAGCTATCGTATCATCTAAAGAATCCTGAATATGAAACAGATTCTAATATTGAAGTAGTTGAAGACTCTCGCAATGGAGAAGTTATTCCAACACACATCCACTTTGAAAACAAAAGTGGCGACTTTCAAAATGATTATAGATTTATGAGTAAAACTGTAATTGATGAAAAACTTAAAAGTGTTAAATTTAAAGTAAACACATACGATGTTGAAATTGAGCCAAGTGTAAGTTCTATTGCTAGAATGAAACTAATGGCCGGCGCACATGCTGAAGAAACAGTATTTCAAGTAAAAACAGAGGATAACAATCTAAATTTTTACTTTGGCGACTTAAACACACATGCAGGTACATTTACATTCCAGCATGATATTCAAGGTAAATTAACACACACATGGTCTTGGCCTGTGTCGCAAACACTAGCTATTCTTAATCTAGATGGTAATAAAAAGTTAAGTATTACTGATCAAGGTGCTATGACTATTAGTGTTGATAGTGGTATGGCAAAGTACGATTATATTTTGCCGGCGCAACAAAAATAATGAAAACAAACTTAACACAAACACAAAACGATTATGCTGTATTCTTACCTAGTATAAGTGGATTTTATGCTACATTTATAGGCAAGCAAAGATTTAGTGATTATGTTGATCCTATACGTATTCCTAGCGGATTAAACGGTATGGAAGGAATGAACTTCCTAAATTCTAAAGAAGGAGCGTTCCACTATAAGTGGGCGCTTTATTCAGCCGGTCATGCTGAATTAGATACAAATAAGTTTAGTGAAAAAGAAGACATGGTTCGCAATCGTGACAGAGAAAACACTTGGTTACTAGGCGACTCGGGTGGTTTTCAAATTGCTAAAGGACTTTGGGAAGGCGACTGGACTAGCGAAACATGCCCAAAGGCAATGAAGAAGCGTAAACTAGTTGTTAATTGGATGGAAGAATATATGGATTATGGAATGATGTTGGATATTCCAACTTGGACATTTCAAGATCCTAAAGCTTCGGAAGCAAGTAATATTAAGAGTTATGACGATGCTGTTACAGCAACCCACATTAACGCAAGATATTACATGAATAATAGACGTGGCAACTTTAAAGTATTAAATGTACTGCAAGGTAGTAATCATACTAATGCAGAAAGTTGGTATCAAGAGTTTAAAGACTATTGTGATCCTAAAGTATATCCTAATACACATTTTGATGGATGGGCAATGGGTGGACAAAATATGTGTGACGTTCATCTTATTTTAAAACGACTTGTACACATGATACACGATGGATTACTTGAAGAAGGATTGCATGATGTAATGCACTTCTTAGGTACAAGTAAACTTGAGTGGGCTACTTTGCTTACTGACATACAACGTGCAGTACGTAAATATCATAATAAGAATTTTATGATTACATACGATTGTGCCAGTCCTTTCTTAGCAACTGCTAATGGACAAATTTATCATACTATTCGGGCA